AGCAAAAAGATTTCCAGAGCACAGCTGAACGAGAAAGCCAAAGAAGCAAAGATGACAGCTGTACAAGCCCAGAAGTTGTTGGAAGGGCTTGGCTTCACAATCTACGAATAACACTTAAAACCCATTGTCGGGAGTTGGCTGTAGAATAAACTCTTAAATAAAACCAAAGGAGATTTGACTATGGCTAGTGATGAGAGAATTTATGTAAGAGTTACCAAGCAGGCTATCGAGAAGCTTGGTGGTGAGTTGGAGATGACAGCAAACGAAGTTATCTTCCATGTTCCGTCCAAGAGGATCGACCCGCTGTTTGTAGAATACCTCAGAGATGAGCTTGACTTCAGTAATTCAGAAGTTGATGAAGTCTATGAGCAAATCACTGACATTTCAATCAAGAAGTTTATTGGCAAAGCAATTAGGAATTCCAGGTAGTTCCTCAGCATTTCCTCGCAATTTCCTTCCTTCAAGGCATCTTGGTTCTGTCCAAGGTGCCTTTCTTTTTTACTTACTTTACTATCCAGATTTTTAATTTAAAGTAAAGGAATTTAGAAAATTTTTTGAAAGAAAAGCTTTGAATTAGACTTTTGGCTTAGTTTAAGTTTTCAGTCGTTGTTTGGTTAAGAATGTTGTTTGGTTAAGAATTCGTGTAATGGTGTAATGTTGTAATGTTGTAATGGTGTAATGTAGTAATGTAGTAAACCAGTAAGCCTGTAATGTTGTAATTTGTGAGTATGTCCCATTTGTTTGTGGACAGCTGTTTTGAAAATTTTTCTTTTTCAAATTTTGTAATTTCTGAATTTCGTTTCTTAGTTTCGTTTGAGTTTTTATTTACTTCTTATTTTATATATAATAATATATTATTATAAGAAAATATTAAATAAATAAGAAAAAATATTAAATGAATAAGGAAATATGAAACAACCAAGAAAGTATAAATTTTGGACTTTCTTGAAAAAATTTTCTTCTTGAAAACAAACAATAGCTGTCAAGTAACAAAACAGCTGTCAAGTAACAAAACGGGTATACTCACGATTTACAGGCTTACAGGCTTACAGGCTTACTACATTACACGATTACACGATTACACCATTACAACAAACTGAAAAAAGGTATTGATTTCTGGACAAAAATATGTTATATTCTTTGTATGGATAAATGAAAAAGAAAATATGCCCGACTCACAGGGGCAATAAAATACTGTGAGCCTCCAAGCCAAACCGATTGGCTTGAGGAAAAGGAGGAAGGAGGAAAAATGAAAAACCTTTTAGTTACAAACAGCTTTCGCAAACTAAAGTCTGTCAAAGTTGCAGAAAACCGTTAAAACTCAATCTGTTGAGAAAAAGACCAGACGCAGAACTGTGTTACAAATGCTGCCGAACTGCGAGACTTATCCACAAGGCGGGGGATAAATGACTGAACAAATGACTGAACAAATGCTCCCTGTTTTCAGGACTAACATAGAAAACCGTCTTATGGCAGTTTTCGCGGTTAACTTGTTTATCGAAAGAGGAGAGAAATTTGCTGTACTTTTTGTTCTGCAATTCCTTGCAGATAAAGTGTACAGAAGAAACTAAAGGAGGCTAAAAAATGAGGCCAGAAAAAGAACAAAGAATATTAAATATATTCTTTGGAATAACGATACCTATCTTGCTGTTGTCGCTTTCCTTTGCCACAGGCTCTGTGTTCATGAAGCAGAGAATACGGGCTGAAATTATGGGAAGCACGAGGACTGCAATAATTTCTCCGACACTTGGAATAACAATCCTTCCGAAGGCTGGAACCTTACTTACGATTCAGAAGCCTGACGAATTGGAAGGAGAATAATGAAGCTGTTCATTTATGCTATATTATTAGTATTCTTGTTTATAAGTTGGTTCTTTATAGCTAAATTTTCAGCTTGGCTCGTAACCTATATCATAAATTGAAGGAGGCAAGAGATGCAAGAATGTCAGAAAAAGGATTATTTAAGAGACAAGTTGTTCCGCCTTGTGAATGGAAATTACTCCAAGATGGAACAAGCAAAGGGACTAATTGCTTTGCATAGTATAGGAATTATTACTTCAAAGCAATTAAGTATGTATGTCAAGACTTTAAAACTAGAAAAGGAGATAGTGAGATGAAAAAGACAAAGGAAAAGAGCAATTCACTGGAAGAAACACGCATGGAGTTGAACAGTTTAAGAAAAGAATACGCTGAATTATCTGACGAATTGTTCAAGATAGTTGGTGAACTAGTTAAGCAGATAAATCAACTCGAAGACCGCAAAAATTTGCTTAACAAGCCTCAGCTTTCACACTCGCAACTTTCTATGATGGCTCATGCAGAAGAAGCCTATAAAAAAGGTAAGAATAACTACCTATCTCGAGAAATACTCCAAGAAAAGTATTATATTAATCCAGAAAGGCATCAACATCTCTGGAGTGAATCAGAAGATGAGCTACTTGAAAGGAATCTCATGGGACTTATCAATGCAGCATCTCTGAAGCACAAGAGGCACAAGTCAGCTATAATGTTCAGAATTTCAAGACTTTTAAGGGATGCAGGTATAGAGCCATGAAACCAAAAGAATTGTTTCGTTCGCTTAGGAGAGCAGAAGTGTCACAGCATAGGTTTCATGACTGCAGCAATTACGATGACTGCCTGGTATTAGCCGCAAAAGGTGCTTGGGAAAGTTTTTCTTGTAAGGAATGTAGTCGGTTTGTTGAATATCAAGAAGATACAAAATTTGGACTTTCTGGGAGGAATTAAGAATGAGCGACGAATTAAGTCCAAAAGACATTCCCTTGATTCCTGGATTCCATCCAGAGTATCTTGGTAACAATGTATATGTTAGGTTTGATGGGTTTGGCTTTGTCCTTTATCTGGACAACGGCGAAGACCCGCATACCCAGATTTATCTCGAACCTGACGTATACCAAAGTCTCACAAACTACGCTGACAAAGTGGCAGAAACAATCAAAGCCCTAAAGGGCTAAAATTAAATGCAGCGAAGCTGCAAAGGAGGCCAAAGATGGCAAATCATCAAGAAGAGTACAAACTGAATAAGGAAACAAAAGGAGCACTGCGGTATGGGACTGGAGACCCAGACAGTCCCTATGGAGACATCTATATTCGGAAGTCGTTGTTCCAAGGAAAGAAACGTCCTCAAGTAATTAAAGTAACTTTTACATTCCCTGAAGATAAGTAACCTAAAGTGGTAGGACGGATGAATCGCTGGCCTAAGAAAAAAATCTATATATTGTGTGGAAGTTTCAAAGGCAATAACAGTGTACGCGTCCTACCTTTTAAAAGACTAAACTAAAGGAGAATTGATATGGACTTTGAATTAAAAAGCACGGGAAACATGACTGTGGAACCGAAAGAAAAACATCCAGCTTGGCCTTGGTTTGAAAGATGGCTCGCACGCTTTCCTAACATTCAAGACAACTGGGTACTTTACTGGAGTGCTTTCTGTGAAGGTTGGAAGGCGAGGGAGAAGGTATGAAAAATAGCGAAGAACCAACTATTACTTATGAAGAATTAGAACTGGTCGAAAAGCTACGCAGAGAAGCCTGTCTCAAATGTCTTAAATGCTGTAAGATATCGTTACTTCCAGTTGACATTCGCGACAAGACTGAACTTGACTTCTATGCAACGAAAGGATTTGAATTCTTTGTCAGCGGAAATAACATTGAGACAGCGAGAGTATTTACTATAATCCACAAAGATTGCAAACATCTGACTAAGCTTGGTTGTAAGATTTACGACAAAAGACCAGATGCGTGCAAATACTATGATGGTCGGGACGACCCAGTTTTAACAAAAGCTTGCTTGTGGTGGAACATAAAGGAAGATAAGACAAACGAGTGGAAACGTAAATTAAACTCAGAAAGGAGATGAGTCTAAATGAATTATAGCCCTGATACAGATTTAAAAGCAATACTTGAAGAACATGAAGGTGATAGACCTTCCAGCCAGCGGCGAGTAGGTATAATGCTTTGCTACCCCTTCGAGGAGAAGCGTTTATTGAAGTGGAATGTTGATGTCTTAATTCAACCCAAACTTGATGGTGAACGCTGCAGGGCGTTAATCTATAACAAGAATGTAACACTCATCAGCAGTGAAGGGAACATTATTAACAGTGTTCCTCATATAAACAAGGCGTTGTTAGAAACTGGGATGGACAAAATTGAGCTTGATGGTGAGCTGTATATTCATGGCTTACCATTTGAAGAAATCCATTCAAGAGTATCAAGAAAAACTAATCTTCATCCAAGGTATGACGAAGTTCAGTATCATATATTCGATTCTGTTTCAAATGAAGCTCAAATTACAAGACTAATTGAGCTTACAAAATACGAGATGAATCCAGATATTCTGCAAATAGTAAGTACTGTCAGAAGCGACAGGGGCGATATTCAGAATATTATGCTTTGGCTTGAACATTATCAGAAACAAGGTTACGAAGGAATTGTCATTCGACATCCGCATGCAACTTATAAGCGAAGTCGTTCTACCTTGATGATGAAATTCAAGCCAAGAAAAAAGGATGCTTATCGTATTGTTGGCTACGTTGAAGAAAAGGATAAATACGGTCATCCTAAAGGAACTCTTGGTGCTGTTATTTGCAGAAGTAATGACGGAAGTCTGTTTAATGTTGGCAGTGGATTCACCGCAGACCAGCGTCAAGATTACTGGCAAAAGCGGGAGGACTTAATCGGTAGAATAGTCATTGTAAAGTATCAGCACCTTACGCCTGGACGTAATGTTCCAAGATTCCCTGTATTTTCAGAGATTAAATAATAATAAAGGAGGTAGAATAATGCCAAGACCACTTGAATCAACAAATCCAAGCATATTGAGGGTTGTGTCCGCAACCAGACGTTGTAATTGCAAGCTTTGTGGAGTGGAAATTCCTATTGGAACAAAAAAGTTTGCATTAGACCACAATGGAGCAAGATTATCATTCTGTATTAGTTGTGTATCAGATGCTTTTTCTAAGCTTAGAAAGGAGTATTAAAATTTCAGGCTATAAAGAATCTGATGAATAGACAGAAAGGAGGAAAATATGACAAAGAAAAAGGATAAGTTGTATGGAAGTCTGGTTCACGCATTAGGCTTGGCTTATGAACAAGCTGCCTATGGCAAGGGGAAAGAGCGTCATGCTAATGACAAGCCATTTGAGGAACAGACTATGATGGTAGCAAACAGGGTTACTGATGGTGGCTTTAGTTGGGGTCAAATCTTCAAAAAGATTCAGGAAATTCCTAACATAAAAGACCCCGACCTTAAACTGGCAGAAATGATAAGTATTATTGTATATGCTGCAGGATGGGTACTATGGTACGAAGAATTTGTAAAGAAAGGACAGAAATATGATGGAAACTTGGATAACAGCAATTGTGTGGCTGATAATAAAAATGCATCAAAAGTGGAGGAATGAATTATGACAGTTCAGGAATATTTTGAACAAGCTCTTCGTATGGAAGAAGGTGATACAATGCTGATTCCTTGTACTAATGAAAACGAACAGCAGACTGTGCGGGTTCGTCTTTATCAATTACGCAAGGCATCGAAGGCATATGAATTACTTATCTCTAAAGAAACTATAGACGGAATTCCCTATGTAACAATCAAGCGTTCATTACAAAGTGGGGCTGTTATTATTAAGCAGTCTGGCACAGTTGTTCCTCTTGCAGAAAAAGTGAAAAAGGAAAACAGAACAGAAACACTTCACCGTATCATAGCTCTTGCTATAAAAGACGGTATGTCTCTTGAAGAAGTACAGGATGAATTGTCTGACGCATTTTCTGCTGATGAAATTAAAGAAGAATATGAAAAAGCTTTAGCTCAATAGGAGAATGTACTATGAACGCACTAAGTATTGATGCTGAAAAAATGGGTAATCTTACTGAAGATGAAATAAAGTTACTTATGCTACTTGGAATCACTATCAAGCAAAAGAAAAAGCCTGAAAGTGTTAAAGTACAAATACCTAAGGAATACGACCTTGTCGTAACTAAAGTTTGTCGTCTGTGCGGTCATAGTGAAGCAAAGTTATATCACATGACAGTTGACTGGACGATGAAAGGCCTTGTTGCTGTTGAAGTTGATAGTGTTAGTGATAACTATCGTGTGAAGAACTATCATATTCGCTGTTGTAGTAATTGTAGAAAGTACCTAAAGACAAAATCTATTGATGAAGTCATTGATATTCTGCTTGAAGAATTAGAAAAAAGGTTTTTATCTTAGGAGGAAATATGAAAATAAAAGTCGATATTACATTCAGTGCAGTAGTCGTAATACCTAAGCTTATAGTGGACAATACACCTGGAGGAGCCGATACTGTCTTGAAGGAAGTAAAGGATAGACTCACAGCTGAAATGGCTATTAAGCATGGTAAAGATGTAAAAGTTGAAGCTAATGTTTTGGAGGAGAAAGATGAGTTATGAGACAGAAATATTTGCGAGGCTTATAACTTTGAAAGAAGGTTGTAGTTATTCTATTCCTGTTGCAGATAAAATTGCACAGACAAAACTTCGCCGAAAATTGCTGGAACTTAAAGACGAATATATGTCTGTTGACCCTGTTTGTGCAGGAAAAATGCTGATTGAACGGGCAATGTCTGATAACAAGAAGAAGCTGTTTGTCAAGGTTACTAAACAAATAGTAACTCCAATGAAAATAATTCACAAGGATGCAAACGGAGTTGTAAGGGAAGTTTCACTGGAAGATGACCCAGATAGACGGCGGCGACTTGATTTAATGGTCAGAGATGGACTTCCCTATGAAGAAGTTGAAGAACTTATGGGAGGATTAACTGATGAGGAAAGGAGAATCTATTATGGGAAATAGGTACAAAGAAATAGCGAGGGGAGTTCAGCGTGCACTCGAGACTGTATATCAAGGACAGGTTGAAAGACATGACACAAAACTGTCTAATGGTATCACAGTTAAGTGCTACAGAATGGGGACTAACATGATAAGGGTGGACATAAATCTTTCAGGTTTACATGATGAAACTAAAAATAATTGTTGACACCTGAGGCGTTTTATGATACACTCTATATGTGGGTTGGAGATTTTCCCCTTGGTTGTAAACAAAGCAGTGGCTTCAAACCCTTAGCGTTAGCGGGGTATCTTAATTATATCAAAGGAGGTAGTATCATGGCTAAGAAGTTGGAGAAAGTTATCACAGGAAACGTATTACAGATTACTGAGGGCACCACCACTGCAGTGCTGAAGTTCAACATTAACGAACTCAGCGACTCAATAAGGTTCAACCTTTCAATGCACGGGTTGTCCCAGAAACTGGGCGACGCAGCTGCAGGTAAGACTGGTGAGGATGCAGTAAAGTCCATCAACGCAGTCTGGGAAGGCTTGAAGAAAGGTGATTGGGCAGTACGTGCACCAGCTGGTGAGAAAGTAAGCAAGAAGTCTATCATCGATGCTATCGGCAACCTCAGCGATGCAGAGCAGAAGAAGGCAAAAGACCTTCTCGCAAAACTCGGACTCAAGATTTAAGAGCGGCTGGTTTGATTCCAGCACTGGGCGATGCGGTGGGCAGGTTCAAGTCCTGTCTGGCGAGTGGACACTGGTGTGTCAGCCAGAAGGTGTAGCCGTGTCGCCCAGAAGGTACAAAAATTGTACTTTCTGACTCAATACAAAAGGAGGAACTTATGTTCCAAGATGAGATGCGAATAGACAACACGATGCGAAAGAACGCCGCACAGTGTAAGCGTAAGTTCCAGCTTGCTAATATCCTTGGAATCCAGGGCACAAAGGGTAGTACGGCTCTGCGTTTCGGTAGTACATGGCACGGCTTTATGGAAGGTTTCTATTCTGGCATAAAAGAGCTGGGATGGGGTCAGCGTGAGCATGCGATGGAAGCTGGAATAATGCGAGGGAAAAGTATATGGGACAGAGAATCTGCTGCATTTATCTACAATGACGATTATAGGACACTCGAGAATTGTGCTACCATGTTCTTGCAATACATGACGCACTTTTCTCATGATGAAGGTCTGTTAGAAGTTGTAGATACAGAGAAAGTATTCGCTGTTGAGCTGACAAAGGATACTGCGTATGAAAGAATGATGTACGGGAAACTCCCTCGCATCATTTTTACTGGAAAGATAGATATGCAAATGAGGTTGGGAGGGAATTTCTGGATAAATGAACACAAGACAACAGGAATGAATCCCAACTTTATTGCAACACGTCTGCACCGTAACACAGCAGTCATTGGTTACAGCTATGCAGCTGAAAGGACATTACAAGAAAAGCCCGAAGGAGTCCTTGTTACTATAGCACAAGCAACAGCAAGGAAAAGTCCCACGACAGGACTGTATGGCAAACTAACTATTGACTTTGCAAGAGCTCCACAAATCTTTAATGACGCCGACATAGAAAAATGGAAACACAGTTTCCTTTCTACGTGCAGGGACATCTTTACTTGCTGGGAAGAAGCATATTTTCCAGCTGAGTTTGACAGATGTTATGACTATAACAAACTGTGTCAGTATTCAAGAATCTGTGAAACTAATATGACTATTCCTATTCATCCAGAAGATGCGTACCAAATAACTGAACGCATTCCAGATTATATAATAAAGCGATGGGATGTCGAAGCAGAGGAGGAGTAAAGGAGATGAAAAATGCTCAGAACGTCTCAATACAAACAGAGTTTTACAAAGTTCTTATCATCGGTTCGCCTGGGACTGGAAAATCTGTTTTTGCCAGCACTTTTCCTACTCCTGGGTTTGTTTTTGATTTTAGCGGTGGTATTGTTCTGTATCGCGGACTCAATTTTGACTACAGTCAGTACGCTATTGCACCGCAAGGTTGGGTTCAGTTTGAATCGGATTTCAGAGAAGTCTCGAAATCTGTTAGCCAAGGCGAATACGAAACTGTAATCTTTGATGACACGACAGGACTTATTGATTTAGCTATGGAACGAGCACTACAACTTGACCCTAAACGAAATGCTGCTGGCGGCCCGCTTTGGAATGTACACTATCAAATGGTAAGAAATCTCATTGAAGGAAAACTTAGACAGTTAATAAGCATGAACTGTAATATCGTAGTCCTTTCACATATGGACGTAGTGAAGGATGACGAGACAGGTGCAATTCTCGAAGTCAAACCTTTGATGACTGGACAATTAGCTATCAGAATGCCAGGTTACTTCGATGAAGTGTACTATACTGCTGTAAGAAAGGAGGGAGATAAAGTAAAATATATGGTTCAGACAATAAGCATTGGCTTGAAAAATGCTCGTAGTCGGTTGTCTGGAAAAGAGGGCTTACTACCCCATTTTGTACCTAACGACTACAATGAGGTCATGGCGTACCTAACGCAACCGACCAAGAAAAAAGCAACGAAATAAACTAACGAAAAGGAGACTGAACATGGCAACAAGACAGAAAAAAGAAGATGAAACAAAGGCAGCAAAGGAGTTTGATGGTGGCAGTTTTGCTGAGGAAGGTGGAGACTTTGGTGCTGACTTTAATATCGAAGGCGACTTCAACGCAGAGGAAGAGTTCAAGCCTACACCACTGGTTCCTTGTGGTAGCTACACTGCAAAAGTAACAGATGTGAAGTTCTCCAGTGAAGACCAGTGCATCATCTGGACTGTTACCCTTGATGGTAACGGTGGCTATATGTCAGATGATGAAACACCTATTGACGGTGCAACTATATCCTACAAGAACTGGCTGCCCAAGCTCGGTGACGAAAATGAGCTGACCAAGTCTGGCAGGATGACAAAACGCCAGGCAAAAATCAATATGCTGAAACAGTTCGGTGATGAGATGAAGATTGATGTCTCAACTCCGAAGGCGATTGTGACAGCGTTGCAGAACGGTGACTGGATAGGGTTGGGCGTCAGAATCACTGTCGGTATGAGAGAGTTCGAGGGGCGGACTTTCAACGACGTCAGCAAAATGGTCGCTGGCTAACAACACCTGCTACGCCGTAAGGCGCACCTGAGCAGGTTACTGAACCGGCGGGGCTGGGTCTCCCACATCTTATCTCCTCCCACGAGTAAGTCAAAACGGGAACCTGGCTCCGCTTCTTAACTGGAGGCAGTATGGTAGATACAGAAAAGTATCGTATGAGCTACAGCATGATAGTAGGTATGGGCGAAGTAGCTTTAAAGAAAGACCTTGCAACTATCGTAGCTTCATTGTCTGAAATGCTCGCAAGATATATTGCACAGAAAAAAGTAGACCTACGAGTCAAGGATGAAGAGTGGGAAAATGCTAAGCTCTTTGTCATGCATCTGTATGTGTTTACTGAAAAGGAACTTTCTGATTTCATACAGGAAGTTTATACCAAAGCATTCTACGATACAGGATACGAAAGGATAAGGTGAACTATGGCATTACTTGAATCTCTTTACCCAGACTTTACTCAAATGTCTGACGAAGAACAACAGATGTTTATTCGCAACTACCGCAACAAAAGAAGAGAAGACTTTGCCGAAGTAACACAATACAGTGTAAACAAAAAAGCAGATGCACTTACAGAGGATGAGAAAGCTTTACTTAAACTTCTGAAGATATCTGTAAAAGACTTAAGGACTCTAAAAAGTCTGAATGGAGGCGACCAAGACGACGATGAAGAGGAGGAAAGTTTAGATGGAATACCAAGATTTGACGATGATTGAAGTAGACCCTAATATTATTAAGGTAAAAGAAGAACTCCCTCGTATAAGGACTGAACTTGGAGAGGTAGAGAAACTACTTGCAAGTTTCGAGCGTTATGGTCAACTACAACCTATTGTAGTCAACAGGAACATGGAGCTTATTGCGGGAGGAAGAAGACTCGCAGCTTGTATACTCGGGAACAGAAAAGCGCTAATTGCTTTTAACGATACCATAGACCCTTTACGTATGAGGGAGTTGGAATTAGAAGAAAATTTACAACGAAAAGCGTTGACTCCTGCTGAAGAACTTTTAGCAATAGATGAAATACACAAGCTTAAACAAAAACTACATGGTGAAAGTACCAGTGGTAGAGAAGGCGGTTGGACTATACAAAAAACAGCTGAAATTGTCGGGCGTAGTAAGCAATCAATATCCGATGACTTACAACTCGCTGAGGCAATTAAACAGTTTCCTTCACTTAAAGAATGTACTACGAAAAGTGAAATAAGAAAAGCTGTAAAGGGAATGACTAAGCTTGTAGAAAGAATGGAAGCAGTTAGTCAGTACGAGAAGAAGATTGAGAGAAGAACTAACAAGCTTTTCTCAGTTGAATGTTGTGATGCTTATGAACATATGAAGAGACAAACAACAAACTCTGTTGACTTATTATTAACTGACCCAATCTATGGTATAAATATAGATAAGATTGCTATGGGTATAGGAGGTGAAACAGGTGGGCTATCAACAGCAGGTTACAAGTATGAAGATACGCCAGAAGAAGCTATTAGACAGTATAAAGCACTCGCGTCAGAATCGGCGAGGTTTTGTAAGACGACGGCTCACGCTATCGTCTTTACCAGCCCAACTAACTTCTGCTTTCTACGAGATGCTTTCAGAACAGCAGGATGGCTCTGCAGCGACAGACCATTTATCTGGATTAAAAACGAAAGTGGACAAAACAACAACCCAGACTATTGGTTTTCAGCTGCATATGAAATTGCACTCTTCGCCCGACGTCCAGATTCGAGACTCGTTGAAGAAGGAAAACCAGACTGGATGCAAGTACCTCCAGTTCTACCTAGTGAAAGGATGCACCAGGCACAGAAACCTGTCCCATTACTTAAAGAGCTCATCGCTCGAACAACATTACCAGGTAGTATTTTATACGACCCATTTATGGGCTCAGGTTCATCCATTATTGCTGGTTTGGATATGAAGATGTTTCCCATTGGCTGTGACATTGCGGAGGAGAGCTATGCAACTACACTGCATAGGCTGAGTGAGTGGGAAAAGGCAAATTGTATTGCGTAAGAAAATCCAAAAATTTTACTTTCTCGGAGGCATACAGTGAATAATCGTGAATACTTTGTTAGTGAATATGATGTAGAAGGTCGCATAAGAGAATTACAAATTGCTGACTCAAATGTAATTTCTCCTGTGCACAAGCTTCAGGTTATGATTTTAACTGTTCTTGTAGACATTAGATGTTTGTTAGAAAAAACTTACTAAAAAGGAGAAGTGTGATGGAGAAGAAACCGTTTAGTGGATTACAGCCTGGTAGACCAATGCAAGCGAACATAAACATAGACGTAAATCAACTTCCAACTTATTCTTGTGATGAATGTAAGGGAGAACAATGGGTTCCTGTTTTTATTATTAAAGGAATATCCAGTATCTTAAGTCCGAATGGAAAAGCTGGATTCATTCATCATCAAAGTGGATTTATGTGTACAGCTTGCGGACACGCAGAATCAGTTCAAAATATTGTCGATGCTTGCAAAGCTAAGTTCGATAAGCCAGATAAACTCGAGGTAATAAGAGGAGGTAAGAAAGAATGATTGTTAATACTGAAGGCCCACAAGATGCCAAGATTTTCTTGGTCGGTGAAGCCCCAGGTAAAGACGAAGACATTATTGGAAAGCCTTTTGTGGGGTACGCAGGTCGTACCCTCAACTGGCTCCTTTCTCAGGCAGGAATTAATAGACCAGAATGTCTTGTTGGAAACATTGCAAGGGAGCGACCACCAGGAAATAAAATTAATTTCTATTTCGAGGACAAGAAGTGTACTATTCCTAAGCCAAAGTTGTATGCTTGGATAGAACAGTTGAAAGAAGAAATAGCAGAGTCAAAGGTTAATGTAGTAGTTGCTTTAGGTGCAACAGCTTTATGGGCACTGACTGGTGAGAAACGTATTAGTACTTTAAGAGGTTATGCACTTGAAAGTACATTAGTCCCAGGAGTAAAGGTAATTCCTACTTACCATCCACAAGCGGTTAACTACGACTGGAAGTTATACTTTCCCACAATACTGGATTTGCGAAAGGCTAAGTTCCATTCGGAGTTCCAAGGACTTACACCAGATAAGACTGTTGTATTACCAGACGTAAAAGTAGAGCAGTTTATTGAATACTGTAAACAATTGTTAGAAATGGACAGTCCAGTTACTACTGACATAGAAACAGTGCAGCCAGGCTGTCATATTAGCATGATTGGTTTTGCTCATAATCCTTGGTTTGCTATGTCAGTAAGGATACTCAATGGTAAGTATCCGTTGCTGTCTGAAAACGAAGAACGGGAGCTGTGGTACTGGATTGGTCGAGTACTTAAAGAAAAACCTATTATAATTCAAAATGCAAGTTACGACTTAGCAGTCATCCTTATGAATCATGGAATTAAGATTTCAAATGTTTATATGGATACGCTTCTTGCTGCACACTGTTGTTTTCCAGAACTTCCACGAGACTTGGGTTTTCTTGCAAGTATTTTGTTGGACGTTCCACCTTGGAAGCATTTAGCAGAGGAAAATAAATCTTTGTATAATGCACTGGATTGTTGCCGAACTCATGGTGTAGCTATGGCATTAGAGAAGGGGATAATAAAAACTGGTGTACGACATACTTTCGAGTTTGAAATGTCAGAGCTTGAACCTGCTATTATGCTACAGATGCAAGGTATTTATGCTGATAAAAATGTACAGCAGGAATTGATTAAGGAGTGCGACTATGAAGTTGAGAAGGCAAGTAGTGAATTGTCTGAGTATTTGAAGAAGAAAGTTGGTACAAGTAAAGACTGCGATATAAACCTTAACTCTCCAAAACAACTCCAGCAGTTACTATATATCGACCTTGGATTACCTGTTCAGTATAAAAGGCGTAAATCTAAAGACGACCCACGTAAGATATCTGCAGATAAAGAAGCATTGAAGAAACTTTCTAAACTTGTTCCTGACAATCCGATATTTAATCTTATTTTGAACGCAAAAAAGTTTGATAAATATAAGCGTTCATTTATAGATATCGAATTAAGTCCTAATAGTACAGTCCATACTTCGTATAATATTACTGGAAAGAAGATGGACAACAAAGATACTGACGACGAAGGGAGAAAATCGTTTGGAAGATGGTCGAGTAGTAAGTCAATTATTCTACCTTACGGTAGCGGTAATCTTCAAAACATACCTGAGTTCGCCCGCAAGATGTATACTGCTCCAGAAGGATACGAGTATATCTGTGCTGACTATGTACAAGCCGAAGCAGTAGTTGTTGCATATCTTATAAATGATATGCGGAGTAAAGTATTATTTCAGAATCGATTCAATGCTCCATATGAAGAAAAAAGTAATTTTGACATTCATAAGTTAACAGCCAGTATGATGTTTGGTATTCCTTTAGAACAAGTAACTAAGGAGCATAGACGTATTGGAAAGACACTGCGTCATGCAGGTAATTATGATGCTGGACCGTTAGCTATAAGTGCAACACTTGGTTGCAGTGTCAAAGACGCCAAAACTCTTAAAGAACTTTATCACAGAACTACACCTCAACTTCGTTTATGGTATCAGCGTATTCAAGACCAATTAAGAAGAGAGCGTACACTTGTGAATTGTTTTGGCAGAGTTCACAGATTTCTTGGTAGACTTGACGAAGCACTGTTCAGAAGTGCGTATGCTTACAATCCACAGTCAACAGTTGGAGACTTAATGAACAGGTCTATTGTCAGAATATACAGAAAATATGGAGATAGAATTTGGATGGTTCTTCAGCTTCATGATGGTCTTTATGTATTATCAAGAAAAGACAGGCGTGCTGAAACTGTAAGCATATTAGTGGAATGTATGCGAGAAAAGATTGCTGCTAATAATGAAACTTTTGAAATTGAGATTGATTTTAAGGCTGGACCAAACTGGAAAGAACTTGAAGAATTCAATCATGAAGAGCTGTTAAGATGAAACACTGGAATCAGTGGAAGGAATTTATAGTAGAAATAATTCCTTTAATTATTACAGCTCTGTTTTTGACTGCAATTGTAGTAATAGAATTAACAGGAGATAAATAACATTGAAGATATTAAACCTAACTAAGCAATATCCATACGTAGTTACTATGGTACTTGTTGTAACTTCTTTTGTTGTGATATTTTTCTTTGGTTTTAAGTGGCTTACAAGTATGTGGTCTTTAATAGGAGTCTATATAAATATACACAAGATGAAAAGTTGCTTTGTTATCTGGGCATTTACTAATGCGTCTTGGGCAGTTATAGACTTTTATCATGGACTACCAGAACAAGGGACGCTATTCACAGTGTACTTTTTGCTTGCAATTTACGGACTGTGGCAATGGCATAAGGAGGGAATTCATGCAGGTAAAGCAGCATCCTCATATAGTGAAAGCAGTAATTAACGATGCTCAACGAAGGCAAGTATTAGAGAATCTTAAATGGAGACTTAGTAAAGTTGCTGAGAGGCGTAGAGATGTTGATGTGTTTCAAGATAGAATTGACCATATAATACTGAGACAGAAACTTGGTAAGCTTAAGTATAAGATATTAATAGAATATACTATACTTATAGTATCTATGACTTTCAACTGGGAAAAGATATATGGCTTGTGTGCTAATACATATACTACATTAGACTTCTCTAATATTACAAATGAACTTGATAGAATAAAAAAGATACTTGTACAAAAAGCAGAGAACCCACAATCTACTAAAGTACAAGGTATATCACTAAGCAGTATATTATGTAGAGACTGGGTCATAACATGAGTAGACCAAGAGAATTAAGTGATTGGCTGGATGCTTATATGGAATATACAAATGAAACTGAACCTGCTACTATATTTCATAAGTGGGTAGGCTTCTCAGCTATTGCGAGTGCACTAAGAAAGAAGACATATTTGAGTCTTGGACGAATAAAAGTCTACGGCAATATGTATATAGTACTTGTTGCTGAGCCAGGTATTGCACGAAAAAGTCAGGCGATTAATTTCGGTCTTCAGATAATGAGTGAGGTACCTGAAATACAAACAAGTGCTGATGCTGTAACTAAAGAGGCATTGCTTCAGGACTTGGAAAACTCTGCACAGCAAGACCAGCTTTTGGACGGAAGTACTTTGACACATTCAAGCTTAAGTATTATATCTAAAGAATTTGAAAGTTTTCTTGGTCAGAAAAAGGAGAATACAAAAATGCTTGTTCTTCTTACTGACTTATTTGATTGTCAAGAACTTCCGTGGAAGTATAGAACAAAGAACTCTGGAAACAATACTATTCCGAGTATTTATCTTAACCTAATGGGAGCAACAACACCAGAAAGTCTTGCAAGTTGTTTACCAAGTACAGCGATTGGTGGCGGACTTACGAGCCGTATACTATTTATTTGGGCTGACCGTCGTGCTAAGAAATGTTCTCGTCCTGAGGAAAGTCCAAGAGTATTAGAATTAAAGAAGAAACTTTCTGCTGATTTATATTCAATATCTAGAATTGTTGGTCAGTATGATTTCTCTAATGAAGAAGGAAAGAAATGGGACGAGTGGTATAACGCATACGAAGAATTAGACCCTGACAGGCTATGTAAAGACCCAGCTTTTAATGGGTGGTATTCAAGAAAACCCATGTGTTTACTTAAGGTAGCACTTGCTTGTGCGGCATCTGAATCTGACAGAAGAATCCTTGAGTGGAGACATATAGAAAGAGCAATGCTGGAAATACAGGAAGTTGAGAAAAGCATGGGAATTGTATTTAAAGCCATCGGTAAGTCATCTGTAACAAGTGAAGTTGATACTGTCATGCAGCTTATTCGTACAAGAAAATATGTAACAGAGAAAGACTTGTTGTCTATGGTATGGAGAGATTTAGACAGTGATAAATTCGACAACGTAATAACCACTGCAATAAGAACTGGTAAAGTTAAACGACAGTTTCGCGGGCCGAACGGTGAAACAGGAGAAATATGGTATGTAGATACTGATTGGCTTACAACTCGTAACAAACGTATATCAGAAGGTACAAAAATTTGACTTTCTGACAAACAACAAATGGAGGGAGATTAAACAGTCTCCCTCCTTTTCTTATTTAATTTAGCGGCCTAATACCCACTGGTGCCGGTGGCGGTGTGATATAGAAAACACCAAACGTTTCCGCTTGAAACGTGGCAGCGGGATTGTCCGACCAGTTAATCGAACTCTCCACGCTGTCTACCCCCACAGTTTTTACTGTTGAAACTCCAAGATACCACCTACCCTCTGGTAATGTCATTGTTGCTTGTGTTGTTGTAACTGTCTTTGAATAAACCTCAGTTCCGCCAGCTTCAGGTTTATAATACAACTTATAACTAATTGTACCTGTTGTTGTCGTAACTGCATCCCATGCAACTGTAACAGTACTCCCCTGTTTCCATGTTGTTGCAAAGCACGGAATTACAAGCAAAGTCCATAGAATGGCACTAAGAATAATTCCGTTAATAATTCCTTTTATTATTCTCATATCTCTTGGAACATCCCACAGAATCATGATTTTACCTCCGATGTATTTCCTGGTTTGCCTACTTTCCAGCCAATATACAGTCCTGCAGCAACTGTAATAGCTGAAAGAACATCAGCTGTTAATCCGAGGTCGACACCAAACTTTCCAGCAATATACTGTGCTATGACAGCTGCTGCACCCACTCCTGCTGCGATGTTTGTTTGTAAATCTTTTGACATTTTTCTATCCTCCTGTTATAAATACTTTAAACCATTTATATAAGCTTATTCCATACTTTTCCCAAAAGAACTTGGCTCCTAAATACTCAAGTCGAACAACAAGACCCATATACTTTCCGCTGTCTTCCATCGTAAGTTCGCCTTCCTTTAAGGAAAGTTGGTCCAGCTCATCAATAGTTTCTTGTACTTCATAAGGAACTATACGTTCATAGTCTCCTGCCGTAATTCCTTTAAGTTGCCCAGATATGTACGGCCAATCTTTCTTTATATTCTGAGCAACTGGTACACCAATAGCTGTTGCCTTAGAAAAGCTTTCCCCAATATTCTGACCGATTTTGGTTGCAGTATAACTGGTAGCACAACTACTAAGGATGAGGCAAATCGCTATCAGTACTGCAACTCTGAGAAAAGTATTCATAGATTTTCACCCTCTCTTTGTAAAAGTTTTGCATTAATAATTCAGGCGGTGTCCATACCTTACCTTCATAGATAACTTTATCATTAACAAGCTTACCTAATAAGGTAAGTTGAATATACTCGCTGCAAATAAGTTCTCTGTCATCTACATCAGGATGAAAAACAGCGAGCTTAAATAGCGTAGTATAATCATACCCTCTGCCCATAAGAGCAATCATTCGTTCGCCTATTTCAGTTCTCTTACTATTCCACTCATCTTTTAACGGATACCACCATACAGTTCCTTCATAATTCTTAAGATGAGTACTAAGTAGAGAGGGAAGAATCCCTCGTGCTGTTGCTTCCGAATGAAATCTTCTCCTCTCTAGTCCTTCATATTCAGATAGTCTTATTACCTGAGAGACATGACCAATCTCACCTTTAGTGAAACAGTCTATAGCTGTATGCAAAATACTTCGTCCATCCCAGCCAATAACATCTCCAGTTTTCATACTATCTTTAACTGCATTATACAGTTCTAGCGACATAAATCCTCCAATCAAATCTGATGTACAAAAAGGTCAATGTCAAACAAAGTACCTGGACAGGTTTTGCTTGAAAATTTTCTGTGTCCATACACACAGAACTTTGGAATATGAAATTCCTTACATAACCATCGTACAAGTTTTAACCCTGCTTCCCACTGACCTTTAGGAGGAGGTTCGACATCAAAGTTACCAACGAAACAGATTCCAAGACTATTACTATTCTGTCCACTTGTATGTGCACCTGGAACATCTGGAGTTCTTCCTATGAGTATTTCATAACTACCTTCTGGACTACCAGGGTCTGTAACATATTCTATACCGAAGTGATATCCTATGTCTGACCATGAACAGTCATTTTTATGGTAGCGTCTGATTGCGTTCCAGCTCACTGTTCCGCTGTCTTTCGTTAACGAGTGATGTAGTATAATCTTACTTGGAATCATTAACTGTAATCCTCCTCCTCTTCGCAAATTAAGAACTTTTTGTGGCCAGCCATAACTCTGTGTTCTCCTTCAAGTCGTGAAAGTCTTATTTCATGTTGGTCAATTTTGTTGAACAGTTTATCCTGATTAGCATCTATTTTCTTTACTGTTCTTGTAGCTAAGAACCCGAGTATATTAGCTATACCAACACCAAGTATTCCAGCTATATAGCTGATAAATCTTACTTCTTCAAAACCTAATGAGCCATTTCCAGTCATAATTCATCTACGATAACGGATATTTTCTTATATAAAGAGCAATTAAGCCCTTCTTTGAATTTCCAGCATTTGTTATCGAAAGTGTCAAGACTGTGTCAAAGCAACAACCAAGTGATGAGGCAATAACTTGTTGTGTAGCAGTTGTATGTCTATTAGCACCTGCACCAATTAATACATCTACACCATCTGAATCAAGAATCTCAATGTCATAGTTATCTGTTGGAGCTGGTGTAAGAGGGTCTGTTACAAAACGAATCAGTTCCCCAGTATACTTGTTTGCTGTAACAGCTGTAGCAGTTCCTGCTGTGTCATCTGAAGTCCACAAGAAAACAATCTTATCAATTCCGACTTTCCACCTATATTCCTGTACTGTACAAACCATTCCAGCCATAACTACAATCTCCTTTTAAATAGAATTTTTACTACTATCTCACCTCCTTTAATTAATCTTCTTCCTTAGTGGCAGGTATTCCTAACAGATAACGGAACTTGCTGTCTCTGTAAATCTTAGGAATATCATCCTCACTAAGTCTGAGAGCTTTGCTAACGGCAGCAGGCATCGGCCCACTGTTAAACCATTTCTTAAAGAATGACGACAACCAGAATTCATCCTCTTTACTCTTAGCTTCAAAAGCTGCTGTTAACATAGGATTTAGTCTTACTTTTATACCACCTTCAAAAGCTATAAATGGAGGATGTATTACATGACCAAGCATATCAGCATCAAACAAAGCAGCTCCTCCAGTTATCATTGTTCCTATTATCATCATTCTTCTCATTAGTTGATAGGCATAAGGTATTCCAAAAACATCTTTTTCAGCCTCAAGTGCATCCTTAATTAGATTCCACTTAAATTCCTGTTCACCTTCTTTAACCATTTTACGTAGACCTTGCAGTTGTTCATAGAACTCTTTTGCTGCAGATTTGATTCCACGCGCACCTCTCCACGCATCAAGAGCACGTTGTTCAGCAATTTTAAATGGTGTTCCTTGAAACATAAACATAGCTCTGATTTTAGGATTCCTGAGCCATGAAGGATTTTGTGCTCCACTAAGAAAATTAGTCTTTAGTATTGTATCATATAAGCCATAGAGAGCTTGTTCTGCTGTCATACCTTTCTTTCCAGCCATTTCTAATGCACCTACAAAACTCATAGCTCTGTCGAAACGTTCTGTGTTATTAATAATAACTCCCGTTGTTTCAGATATTCCTCTACTTATCTTTTCAAACCAGCCTTTTGGTGGTTCATATAAACTGAAGTCTTGTATTATTGCTGAAATATTTCCAGCATGTGTAAACTGTCTATATAATTCAGTCTCCAGTTCTCTTGTCATTTTCTTTCCTGTTAGTTTCTCAGCAGCATTAACAACAGCATCATTTTTATACAGACTAAAAGCATGAGTAATATTTTTAGCACTCATTCCAATACCAAAGTTACTCCAGTTAGCTTCAAGTTTCATAAGGTGTCTGAACCCTGGACTTGGATTAAGACCAAGTAGTCTTGCTGCTTCAAAAGAATATATCTGTCGAGCTAAATCATTAAATGTTGTTCTGTCCTCAGGAAGAAATCCTTTCTGTATTGATTTCATGAAGTCAGCCGGACCTCGCCAGCCAAGTTGTTCAAGTTGCATCATATGCGTATGCCAGCCATGTGGTTTACCCTTCTTCCAGAAATCTATCATTTCGATTCTCTTAAAAATATCAGGTAAATACTCCTGCATTATATATTGAATATCTGGCATCATCTGTTTAGAATTATAATTCCTGTGATACAACCTTGCAAGTGGGAGTATATTTTCAGGGTCAAGAGCAAATTTGCTCAAATCATTTTTCAGTTTTGCATAGTTAGATTCTGGATGCGTAGCGTGATGAATATAAGGTTTTTCAAGAATAGGCTTTTCACCTATGTCTATTAAATACTCAGCAATCTTATCAAAGAATCTACGAAAATGTCCTACTGCTACTTTTTCTTCGTCAGTCATGTGTTTAAGAACCCAAGGGTCATTAGCTGACATACCCTCGCCTTCAAGTGCAAAGGCAATCCTTGAGCTTGGATATTTCTCTGCAAGTCCCTCAGCTATTGCTCGCCACTGTTTATCGAACTCTTCTTTCTTAAAATTAAGTTTCTTCAGTTCAGCCCTTGACGCATCTTGCAACAACATAATCTTTTCTATTTCTCCGTCAAGAACAAGTGCATCTACTTCAGATAATTTTGCTTTTGACTTTTTACCTATCATGCCTTCAATCATCTCTTCCAGTCTTTCAATATTACCTTGATGGAAGCTTACTTTAGAAGCTATTTCATTCATTCCAAGTAACGGCTTCATTGCTTCTGCAACTTCTTTCTGATGCGACTTTCCATCAGGAACATAGAACATAATATCAGACGAAAGTTCAAGTCCCTTCATGGTATGAGCCATTGCAATAGAAGTTCTGTTTGCAATTTCTGGCATAGGGTTTGTTGGAAGCTTATTGCCGTATTTATCTCTTGCGTTATACAAAACTTCTCCAATAACATTAGGAGATAAAAGATTCTGACCAATAATCTTTTTCTTTCTTGTTATCGCTGATAGACCTGGAACTACAGATATTGCATATCCTTTATTACCAAAGTCAAAGGAGCCTTTAACATATGAAGGAACGAAAAGTTTCTTATCTATAATTTCAGAAACTATTCCTTTAAAGTCCTTAACCATTCCTTTTACTAAATTAACATTAGCATTTGTAACAACACCGCTTGGAACATTAGCAGCTTCTGCATCATTAGGAGCAAATGCACTGAGAGAAACAAGTGCACTGGCACCAGCCGTTATAGCTGCCATCATCTTACCCCAACCACCTCCATGCTCATCCAGTAAAGCATTAAGAGCTTCATCATACTCGTCTTGTGAAATCTTTCCTTGACTCATACGAGTATATAAGTCAACAGACTCCCTGTCGAAATCTTTTTTAGTCTTCGTAGTCGTACCTTTAGTTAACTGAGAAGATTCCTCAAGTTCCTTAGCTACGCCTGCTTCAGCAGAATACTTAGGTGGTTTTCCATACAACTTTTCATATCCTTCTCTTAGTGCTTTCATTCGAGCTTCTTTTGCCTTTACTTTAGCTTCTAATTCAGCAACATTTTTAAGTCCTGTTGTTGCTATATCATCAGTTAATGAAAGTGTCTTTACCGCTTCAACAGGTTCATTTACAGTCTTATCTATTATCTCAGTTACAATCTTTTTATCTTCATCGATAACTTTCTCAAATCTACTATTGAATTCCTTGAGCCTTTCTTCAAATACTCTTGTATAAGCATTAGTTATATTAGGACTAAGCTTTTCTATTCTACGAACTGTATCAGGAAGCGAACCACCTTTTGGTCCAGCATATGTAAACATATTAGCTTCAGTAGCACCTTCATCTATTCCTGCAGCTTGTTTCTTAAACCATCTGTACCATGCATCTTCACTTGCATCTCTTGCTGGTTCGTCTTCACCAAACAGTGGACGTCTACCACCAGAAGATACAATTTTTGGACTTTCTGATTCGATAATTTCTGGTTTAATATTCTTTGTTAACGTCTCTGTTTCAGCGACAACAGTTCGTGCTTTGTTAATATCTGAATGCCAATGAGGATTAATTAACGTAGCTTCTGTTGCTGTTCCAGCTTCTTCGTGAAATAACTTACTTGCTTCTATCTCGAACTTCTCTCTTTCTGCATTAAGAGCAACCTGTTGTCTTTTGAAAAGAGATTTACCTATACGAACAGGAATCTTTTCTATAGCTTCATCACTGTAACCAAGCGTACGCAGACTGGCCGAGACTTCAGGTGCATGTGATACTGTACTTTGATTTGCCCAGTTTATTACATTATCAAAGCTCCATTTTGCCGTAGCTTTCTGAACCTCAGAAACAGCCTCATCAGGGTCAAGTCCGCGGTTGATTGCATCCCTAAATATTCTATTTTTAAGCATTTTTTCTTGTTTATCAGCTGAAGACTTAAGCAATTCATCAAAGAACTTATTTGTCTTAATAGCATCAAGTGTACCAAGTACTCTATCTTGAGTAAGAACTTGACCAACAGCTTCTTCCAATGGTATTCCTTCATTTACTTTAGATTCAATTCTTGACAATTGTTCAGTAGAGATTTTTGCTCTTGCTGAACCTGCTTTAGCTGCCGCAGACCCAGGAACATTACGCATAGAAAATTCACTATCAGAAAATAATCGTTCCGTCTGCTTTCTATATTTCTCATCAAAATTAGTAGCGTTAAGAATTTCTTTTATTCCAGGATTTTCAACCATCTCTTTTACTGCATTATTTGCAGAATAACGTGCCTCTCCCCATTTGTTGATTTGCTTAGCTATACCCTTACTTACAGCAGAAAACCCAGCACCACCAGCTACAAATCCAAGAACTTCTTTTGGTAAATCTGGAACTTCTTCCATTCCAGGTGCTTTAGTAACAGCTTGCTTTGTTGCCTCAAAAGCCCAAAATTCAGGAATAGCTGCAAGTGCAGTAAGTCCAAGTCTAAGATAAGGATTCGGTATTGACCTAAAACCAGTTGGTAAATACTTAGCAACTTTCAATGCTGCAGCTCCAACCTTTCCAAGTTTACCTGCCTTATCAACATTTGCAAGACCAAACTTTTCCAGTCCGATTGCTCCTCCAGTAAACATACTTCCCCATGTAGCTGCTTCTGGAATACTTGAAAATTCATCAGTATTGAAATGTGTCTTATTATATTCTTCCTTTTTCCTTTTATACTCATCATATCCAGGCATTGATGCATATTTACTTCCAATTACTGAACCAGTAAATATACTCGAACCAAAACCTGGAAGTCCGAGAAATCCTTTCTCTTTATCCTCTAAATACTTATATGTAGCTACTTTCTTTTCTTCAACATTTCTGTCATACACTTTCTTAATAACTTCAAGTGGATGCAAATCTGGATTTCCCATCATAGCCACTGTTGCTTCATCCATTATCTTAGAACCCATACCTTTACGCGGGTCATCACTTGGTATTAAAGATTCAACTTTTGCAAGCGTAGAACTCATTGCAAGCTTTTCTTTCTTTTTTTCTGGAACGTGTTCTTTCATTAAGTGAGATACAATTCTTTCTACTTTATTTGGGTCAGAAAGATACTGTATCCTTTCTCGTTCAAGCCTTTCTTCATCACTATAAGAAGGAATATTAATATGTGGAAGAGTAGGTTCAAGTGTTTCAGAGGTAAATCTAAAGTTAGCTGCCATTATATCCTCCTATAAGTTTGCTCCAATACGATAAAGAAAATCTCTATTCTTAAGCCATGGTGTACTAAGTGCAGCCTTTGTTAAGGGTCTTGCAACAAGCTTTCCAGATGCACCGCCGCCAATACCTGACATAAGTGCAGGTACATGCTTAATATCTTCTCCCATAATATACTGTCTTAGGTATTCTCCTCCAATACCACCTGCAGCACCGCCAGCAATACCACCAATACCACCAAAGGGAGCACCTACAGCTGCACCAATACCAGCTGTAAGTGCAGGAATTCCATAAGACAACGTAGTAAGAAATCCACTATTCTTAGGTTTAGCTACATTAGCACTTTCTTCTGGCGGAATTATCTTAGGTTCTGGAGGAGATAATTCATCTTTAATTCCAAACAGTTCATTTAAATAACTCGGGCCTTTTCCACCCTTAAGTTTTTCATAACCTTCAAGTCCGTGTTTAATCGCTGAAAGAATGTTCGTCTTATATCCTGCCTCACCAAGCTTGAATTGATTTAGTTTCTTCTGTAAAAATTCAGGTTCAGCTTCAAGTTGCATTTTTGCAAGTCGTTCTTCGATGTCTCCCATTGCAATTTCTTGCTCACCACGTTTCTTCTTTAATGGAAGCATTTCATTGATAGCACTTGCTTGTGCTTCAAATAAAGGTTTATGTGCTTCAATATTAGCCATTCCTACATTAGCAGCTATTTGCGCAGTTCTTTCAGCATTCTCTGCTCTCATTCTTTCTACCATTGCATTAAGGTCACGCTGATATTCACCAGCTTGTTTACCTATCTCAGCTCCGTGAGCAAACTGAGATTCACGCCAATCCCTGTAATCTCTGTCAGTAAATGGGTTATTTGCAAGTGCCATGATACTCTCCTTATCTAGTTTTAGTCTCGTCGTAAGTATGGACGTGACTTTCTGAAAGAGCCCGTGTCGACTTTGTCATATCGTAAGACCTTCCTTCACTATATCCAGCCTGTTCACTTGAGCTTGCACTGTAACTTGAAGTTACGCTGGCATTAACTGCTGCCAATGCAGACGCTGCTAATTGCGCACTTACTTGAGCAATAGTTTTAAACATTTCTACTTGCATGCCATAAGCAAATTTTGCTATTTCTACTTGTACATCAGTAATCTTTAAAGCAACTTCAGCTTTACCAAGTTGAAGCTTTATTCTTGCTTCTACTTCCCTTGACTTTGCATCAACTACTGCAGCCTCAGCTTGAGCCTCAGCTTTATATCCATCCATCAAAGCAACAATAATCTTTCCTAGTGCTTCAACTCGAGTAGCTTCAGCACTAACATCTGTCTTATATCCTTCCATCTGAGCAATGAATACATCAACAACAGCTTTATTCTGCTGAGCAATGACATCGACTATGTTTCTTTGATACTCAGTACAAGTCTTAAATGCTAATTCATAAATAAACTTTTCATTTTCCAGTGCAAGTTCCGCTTGTTTAATAGCAATATCATTGTTTATATCTGTTTCACTTCTTAGAATTTCTGACTGAATCATTGCAAGTCGACCGGCTAAAGCACCTGGTGGAAGTTCCCAGCCTCTTGCTGCAAAGTAATTCATAGCTTCTTCATATGCAGCTAAATTCTTTGCGTCATTCCTGCTTCGCATTCTATCCCAAATTGCTTGTTCAACATCTGCACCAAGACCTGTACCACCCGCAGCAAGTTTTGCTCTAATAGCTGCAATTGTTTCATTGTTTAGCGAATTAAAATCACTTAAAGGAAATTCAAAAACAGGATATTCACGTAATTCTCCCATTACAGGCTTTGTACTTGGAAAATTAAACTCTATGTCAGGCAAATCTGGCTTTGTTACATCAATAGAAAAATCAACAGTGATATCTTCCCATGTAACTGTCGGTACAGTTATTGTAGGAAGTCCAAGTGCTACAATATTTCTTATAGCTTGTAATGCTGTATTAAAAGCTGTATCCGCCTTTGTATCAGCATCAGTCCACTTTGTACCAATAAAATCTCTTGCTGCTTGAGCTTGTGTTGCAATACGTTCTGGAATTGTTTCAGTAATTGTTGCCATTAAGTATCATCCTCCTCTACTATAAATTTTGAGCCGTCTGCAAGCCACCAATCTATCCATTCAGGCGGGCCAACTTCTACTGAACTAAATTCAGTTTGTTTTAGTGCAGCAAATAAATCACCGTAGGCTCTCCATGTTCTACCTGTATTTAAATCTGTCCAGACGTCATGCCAACCAGGATGTGAAGCATCATAAGTCTTAGATATATCTGTATCACCATGTTTGAGTCTATATGTAACAGAAGTTATACCTTCGCATCCAGGTACTTTGTCCGTGCTTGACGGATAACCAGCTGCTGCCCCTTTAAGCCAGCTTACAATTAATAAATTATGTTCTGAGTGTTTTTTAGGTTCATCTGAAGTAGCTTCAGACAAATACTCTTTTGGATATATTCTTGCCATCCAAGGAAAAATATTATTTCCACTCCAAGCTCCACTTGCTCCCCAAGTTCCTGCTCCATTCCAGGTTGCTGTTCCTACTATTTCATCAAACCAGTTTCCTTCATACTTCCCACACATATGAGTTTCGTAAACTATTTCACCTTTACTTGTATCACTATACTCGCTACTATCTGGGTCTTGTACATAAACATGTGCCCCAAAATGACTTTCATTAAACAACGTAAAAGGAAACGTAATATGGTTACAGTCACCACTTCCAAGAACTCCTATATATTCTTCCTTCATTTGAGATGTATACCAGTTAGTTCTATCATACAGATAAGCATGGACATTACAATACCTAGTAACTATATCATTTAATCTGCTTGTAGATACATAAGAATCACTTACGTATTTATCATAGAATAATACATAATTATCTTTATCTACATAAGAAGAAGGATTATACACTGTCCATTCTTGCTTCCAGAAACCAAGCATATATGTACTCTGCCAGCTTATATATCCTTCTATATGTTGTTGTGTATAACCTGGGTCGTTCCATACAGGGTCTCTTTTATTTGCTAAAGTGCACCTAGGTGGAGTAGTAACTCCATAAGGATTTGAAGGAATATATACATATCCATCTGGATGGTCATAAATACCTCCATCATTCACCCAGCATTTTTGTCCTGTTGAACCACTATTCACTGCAGAAATTTCCGGAACTAAGTCCGCTGGAAATTTATAAGTAACATTTTGTGTATTTCCAGTAGTTATTTTTCTGCATATTCCACATGCTAGCCAGTACATACCAACGTATAAAGGAGATGGAACACCAGGCTGTACATCACCAGGACAAGTCCACCCACCATCTTCTACTGAGTATGTTCCAGCCAGATTTGTTGTAGAAATATTTGTTGCAACAAAATCTCCCCATATCGGCTGTCCGAAAGATAATAAGCTGAATTCGTTAAGAAAAGAATCCGCACCTAAATCATCTTTCCCAGCGTCAATCCAACCATCCCAGTCTTGTGGGTCAGGTAATGGACAAGGAGCATAAAGTAATGTCCAATCTTCAGCAACTTTCATTCTTACTATACGTTTCTTCTTTACAACTTCTTCAGGTTTACCTTTAATCTTAGGATAAAAAATCTCAGCAACTTCGACTCCGAAGTTAGAAGAAACCTTGACATACGCGCCAATCTTGTTGTAAATTGTAAGTGAATATTGGTCAAGATTATTAAACGACATTAAGTTACGCAGCTTCATTAACTGCAAGTCAGCTAAATTATGTAGCTTTCTTGCAGCTTCTTCATCACCTCTATACACATAACTTGTAGTCTTAACTAAAGCTGGCACTTCCTTCTCCCCTGAAAAGTGGAAAACTTACTTTATGTCGTCCAATAACTGTTTTAACAACTGGGCCAAGAGCTGTTGCAAGAATTAATAAGTCCATGACGTCAATACTAAAATCAGAACCATCTACATTTTCAACAAGTAATCCAATAAACCTTCCAATATCATCACTGTTAAGGTCAACCTTTACTGTTGATTGGTCAAGTGGACCTGTCAAGTTAATCCTGTACTCAGTCTTCTCATCATTATCACAGATGACTGTAACATCAAGATTACCATGTTGATATCCACTTAATATAACTGACCTTACTTTCTTTTGCTGAGGAATACCCAGGTCAGTAGACGGGACTTGAAAGAAGGCTGTTATTACAATTCCATTATCGGTGTCTCCACTGAGTTCCATAATCCCAGTCTCTCCAGCACCAATAACCTTGTCCCCAAATACAGCCAGACTATTTAAGTCAACACCCATGTACTGGGATGGTGCATCAATTTCTGTGTTCAATGCTATTCCAAGTGTTCTCATCTGACATACCTCAAGACATAGTTTGCAAATCTTCCGCCTACACTCATTCCTCCGTTACCACCGAAGACAGGAAAATTAACATCCCCAGTTACTTGTGGATTACCTATCATCGTACCTGTTCCACTAAACAACGGAAAGTCAGCGTCTCCGTTAGCAACCTTCCCAACTGTCATTGCTGCAACACCATTAAATTTAGGGTGTTTTGCAGCTTGACCAAAAGGATACTGAATTTGCATTGTCCCAGAAAGTCCAAATTTTGGTATTTCTTGAATCGAACTTCGAGCTCCTGCGTATGCAATACCTTTGAAGACAGGAAAGTTTGCCTCACCAGCAAAGCCAAGTCCTGTATATGCAGCAGTCTCAAACAGAGGAAACTGTGCTGAACCCCACATAGTAATATTGTATTGACCTTCTACTGCATCAGCTGTTGTTAAGTCTTCAGTCAATAACTTACCATACGAGGCATTTCCATCTACTACAGTTCCACTAAATAGTGTAGTAGCATCTATAAAATTATAGGAATATGTAACATTAGGAGTTACTATATCTTCTAATACAATATCTTCGTCAATTTCTCCGTAGTATTCTTCTCCAGCAACAAACCCAAATATGTCTGATATACTAACATCTTCAGTCATATCAGCATCTGTTGGCAAACCTGGGTCTGGAGTAAACACTTCTGCTATTGTTGTATCCTCAATCTTGTGCTCAAGTAAGGCATAAGGTGTTGTTGGAGGAGTAAAACTTGACGTCCAAACAGCCTTTCCCTTTATAAGTCTTACTTCATCTAACCAGCCGTTTAATGACCAAGCATAATCTGAATATCTGGAACCAAGTGTCAATACTACAGCAAAATTGTCTATTGTATTTCCAGTTATGTATTCCGTACTTAACTGGTTACCATCAAGAAACATCTTAAAGGAAGAACCGGCTCTTGTAAGTGCCATATGATACCAGGTTCCTGTTGACAGCGAAGAAAAGCTTCTTGTAATCTCAAAAGACTGACTTCCTCGAACACTAAAAATCATCCTATAGGTTCCAGAATTGTTATTTATAAGAAGATTCCACCTGTTACTATCATTAACTCTTTGACCTATAATATGAGCATAATTTCCAGATGTTGGTAACGAAGAAAATCTTACCCACCAATCAATAGTGAAGTCTCCTGTACCTAAATACCAGTCATCACTATCTGCACAGTATACAGCATCACTGACTCCATCAAACAATATCGAAGCACTACCAAACTTTTTCTGTGCAGTATCAATCTGAGCATTGCCATATACTGAAACAGTTCTATGAGTGGGAGATGAATCCTTAATCGTTGTAGATGCATCTGCACCTTCACCATGAAGTAGGAGTTTTACATAAGAATCAACTTCAGTGTCAGTAAAGTCTCCAGAAGATTCATCGTGAGTTGTCAGTGCGTCGGTAATTGTATCTGCTTCAATCCAATAAGCATCTGTTGGAGGTGTAAAACCTTCTGTCCAACGAGCAATACCCTTGGAGATACGAACCTCGTCTACCCAGCCATATAAGTAGTATCCACCAGAAGCACCCCAAGAACCTACATACAAAGCAGAAGCAAGATTAACAAGAGAATCAGCATCAGTACATCCACCTACATCAACACCATCATAGTAAATATTCCAGATACTTCCGTTCCTTACTAAGGCTACATGATGCCAAACTCCCGTTGTTATAGTTATAGCTGAAGAAATAAAACTTATAACAGCAGAACCACTGTTGACAAACTCGTATTTTAGATAATAACTGCCACCTATATTACTAATACGAAAGTTCCAGTGTGTGATTGTACTGACAAACTGAGATACATACATCTGATGACTTCCGGATGATGGAAGGCTTGAATGTCTTACCCACAGGTCAATCGTAAAGTTTCCATCAAAGTGCCAATCATCACTATCTGCAGCATACACGTATCCAGCATTAAATAGTCCAGAAGCAGCACCAAACTTAAATTGTGCGGTATCTATCTGCGCAGATGTACCTCTTGAAGTCAGTGTTCTGTGAGTAGACGAACCATCTCTGAACGTAGTTGCTGCATCAGTACCTTCACAGTGCATTAAAAGTTTAGTATATGTATCAACACCTACTGGCATAGTATCCTCTCAGAAAAGGGAGGGGACTTTCACCCCTCCAGTTTTATGCATCAGCTGCATTAATAGTGATTGTGACTCGAAGAATATCATCATCAACCACTGACTTCGAAGAACCGAACTGGCTTGCACAGTACATAACACCACCACCTGCAGCATCACCTTTAGTGCTTGCGTCTGTTCCACCACCAACTAGTGCACCACCGTAAATAGTCTTAGTAGCATTAATGGTGAACTCAGCCTTATTCGCAGAGTTTGTTAAACTCTTACTTGATGCGGCTGCTTCTACATATTCTGGCCTTGTTGATTCATCATATGCAGTAGATTCTGTAAATACAGGTGTTGCATAAGTTGTACCGGCAGCCGGCGTTGTATTGCTTTCAAAAATTAAAACATACCAAGTTGTGATTTGCGTGCTTGCATGAAACATAATATTAAGCAACGCATTCAGTCCTTCATCTGTACAGATATTCCCGCTCAAGTCAGGTGGAGTAACCATCTGCCATTCATACAATGCTCCACGCTGTTTTCTTCTCCAATGCTCAACTTCCCAGATTGAATATACAAGAAAGTTGTGCTTATTGAAGTTGTTTCTTGTCATCTGAATACCCCATTTATCACCTAGATTAACCTTGTTCATCTTATGCACCCTCCTCTGCCAGTGTTATCCAGAAGCTATCAATAGTAATTGTAGCACCAACTGAAATACTTGTAGAACTGGCATTAAGCTGAGCACCAGAAGTTCCTATTGAACCATCCATTCTGGGATACTGATAACTACTATCCAGCGTACCTGGGTCTGACTCATTTGCATAAAATCTGTACCATCCAGCTGTACCAGCAACAAGACCTGTTCCAGACCATGTACCAGATTCTTTAGCTATTACACCAGATGATGCAAGACCAAACTCCAAACCATTATCTGGAGACCCAGCAGCAAAACTCCCACTTCCTAATGTAATTCGTACAAGCAGTGTTCCAGTTTTCGCTGCATCTGCACTTACTGGTTGTGTCCCGCTGTATATTTCAAGAACACCATCCTTGAAAATATCTCTGAGACTATTACCAACAACTAGAACAATTGTGACTGTTGCACCTGCTGTCTCAGCAGCAAGACTTCCAGTAGCAACTTCTATTATACCTGGAGATACACTCAGAATTGTAAAAATCTTTCCGTTGTTTGCAACACCTGTTCCACTGAAGCCCGTAACAAGAATAGCATCACCGACTGAAAAGCCAGCAGAAACGAACCCGTTTCCAGAATCTGTAAACGAATCATTTCCAGTACCGCCATCAACAGCAGCAATGGTTGTTGCTGTCCTTATGACACTTGTTCTTCGTGAAGGGGCGCCACTAAGAATCAGGTTCCTTAGTTTTGTACTAAATCTGAACGCCATAGTAAATCCTCCTTATTCTTGAAGAAGTACAATATACTTCCCATTATAATAGACCCCTGCACCGTAGAGTGCCGAAGGGTACTTCAATCTTTCTTTTGTAATGCAGTCGGCTTGTCCGTTAGCTCCGCCAACCCAAATTCCGTTCTGTGCCGTCCACAGTACAACCTTTCCAGTCTTAATTGGTCCAGCTACTCTTGCCGCTTCACATTGTACAGCCGTACCAATTACAGGCGGAGAATCGCTGACTTGTTCTCGAGTCATTTGGTCTGGATTATCTCCTTCGAGAAATTCTACACCAAAATCAGTTCCAACATACAAACCATCTGAATCTCTATCAGTTGTACCGTAAGCTGCTTTAATAAATCTAATCTTTCCTTTGAACACCTTAAAGTTTCTTGCAAGGTCGAACCATCCATAAGCAAATGGTTCACTATACCACAAGACATCATCTGCTGCTGCGTATATTCTTCCTTTATAAATCTCAAGCATAGTTATGTTGGCTGGCGGGTCGCTAAACACTCGTGTTGTAGCTGGCCCCACGTAGGTATCGGCTTCCCAATAGTAGGAAACTCCACCTAAAACATAACCAAGCTCTCGACCATTTGCATAGTAGACTCTGTCTTTAACCCTTACATAGTACATTCGCAGATTTGGTGTCAATCCACTTCTTATCCCTGTACGAGTATAATCAGGATTAAGCTGAAATAATGCTGTTCCACTGACAAACAAGCACACATCACCTTCGGCAAAAATACTGTGAGAAGCCCAAGCACCTTTTAGTGTCTGACCAGTGCGTCGACTTATTCTTCCACTTGAATCAATATCTACATTATAAGCAGTGGCAAGGTCAACAACACCTTTTTCTGCATCAAACACTATTCTTACAGGGTCTGCAATTACATTAAGACCATTTGACGCTCTGAGAAATGGGACAGTCTTATAAGCCATCATACACTCCATACTCCGCGTCTCAGATGCCCACGACGCTTCTCAACCCAACCTTTAAGCAATATAAGTGCCTTTACAGCTTCTCCTTCATAATAACTCGTATTAGGTCTTTCACCTTCAAGGCCATCTTCAATTATTGAATAGCCTATTGCTGATGCCTTGTTCACCAATAAACCTCTGTGAAGATAGTCAGGAATAGCTGATGGGGTGTCAGTATTTACTGTTAAAGGAGTTGGTTTATAATATCCAAGACAAATTAACGAAGTTACAGTTGCAGGTATCTTTGCATACCAAAGCGTAGAACCTTCAACTGCTACGTGTTCAATATCTCCTTCCTCTGAAAGGTCAGGATGATTCTCGAGGAGTTCAATAAGACCTCCATCAAGAACAGAAATCTTTCCTTCACTGGTTCCACAATACAACAGTCTTCCATCAAAGTTACCTGTTATAGTTGTGTAGGCCTGTTCAAGTACAGTATCCACAGTGAAGAGAGTTTTAAGTGATGGAAGAGTTGTTTCTTCTGCCACCCACCTATATGCTTCGTTAATATAATCTTGAATAGAAGCCAGCACATCAGCCCGCTGGTCTTTCAAGTTAGTTCTTACTTCATTTACCAACTCACCTAAGTTCATTTGACACCCCATCCAGAAAGTACAAAATTTTGACTTTCTGTGCTTTTATTAGAATCCAGGAACGTCTGTTACAAGCATATGTACACGACATTTACCTGCAGTGTAAGTACCAACATTAGTCAGGTACAGACATACACAAGGAACAGTTGACGCAGCTCCTATAATATAAGCTGGAGCAGGATACAATCCTGTTTTAACAGCATCCTCATAATCTGAACCTGTCGCTGTAGTTACTTCATAATACCCAAGCGTATTCCATGTAACATCAGTACTGGTAATGAACTCATCGTCATCAACTGTAGTAACGTCATCACCAGTTGTCTTATCATTAGTTGCAATAGTACCGACACCAAGTGTACCAGCTGGTGTACCACCTGTAAACTTCTCTGTTACCTGTAACAACACCTGCAGAAAAACAGTCCTTCTGCTTGCCACAGGAAAGCTAAAAAGAATCGCAGCTTTTGCAACTGCATCAACTGCCACAACTTCAGCAGAGGTTAACCAATAAGGATTCTCTAGTACATTCGTCCTTTGGTCTGTCCTTCTGTAATCTATTCCAGTTACCGTAGCCATAGTATATCCTCCTTATAGGATTTATTAAGAAATAAGAACGTACTGAGCAAAGACTTCAAACGTTCCTTCAGTTGTAGCACCACCAGCAGCAACAGTAACTGTGATGCTTCCACTTCCATCTGAGAAATATTTACTTCTGTTAGAAGCAATAGTGTCCTTAATGGAATTTTTAATCCCTGCTACTGTAGGTTCAGCTATATCATTGGTAATAAAGTATGCAGTGTTTGCTGTCTCACCATTACCTGCAAAACCAACTGTAATACTCGGAGCACCGCCAATATAAGCTGTACGAATATTCAGCATTACATCAGTAACAAGGGCATACCGAGGTATCTGAATGACAAAATATGTATCGTCATCAGGTGCAACCATCAGACGAGATGCTGCCATCATATACCTGTCAGAAAACCTATGTCCGAATCTTTCCGTTGCCATCAGTCACCTCCCACTACAGCTTTGTGGCGTAGCTGCGGCCTGTAATTACTCCAAAGTCCTTACCACTAAATCTAGTCTTCTTACAGCCAAAGATTCCACCACCTCTTATCATGACATATCTCTTCGCGTCCTTTTCGTAAGGAACAAAGGCCATAACAGAGGATTTAGATTCACCTGCACCGCCCCAAGCAAAACATGCAGCCTGAGCACCAAGCAGAACGTTGTTATAAACATTTGGATTAGTAGAAGACTTTCTAATACGCTCACTTTTGGAAATCAGCATTCCGTTGTACTCAAACTCAATATTAGGAAGATTAAGTTTCTGAGCACTACGAAGCATATCACCCCATTGACCTGCATTAAAGTTCTGACGTAGCCGGTCAAAAACGTAGTTGTGGAGAATAACCCTGAAATACTTCTTTCCACCAATCAAGAGAGGACGAATCCTGTAACATTCAGTTCCAGTTGGAACTTCTGCTAACTG